AACCAAGGAGCCAATTCTGTGGACACCGACAGCATCGACCTAGTGGTACGACCTTCACATTACACCCAGTACCCCATCGAACCTATCGAGTTCATTATGAAGAATGGCCTCCCGTTCTGGCTTGGCAATGTCATCAAGTATGGCTGTCGAGCAGGGGCAAAGAAGTATGACGACCTGACGATAGCCGAGAGCGAGATCAGGGATATCCAGAAACTCATGAGGTACGCAGAGATGCGCCTCAATCAACTCCAAGGGGAGGACGTTCTATGACCATCTCGGTAAAAACGACTGAAGGCGCTATCGTCGTAGGGGCCAGCAATTCAGGTGACATCTACATGGATTCCTATGACAGTGACTTGCACCTCCAATGCCTTCACAACCTCTACCTCGATGAGGCCATCCAACTAATTACTGCACTCGATATCCTAGTCACAGGAATCGAAGAAACTAAAGCGCGAATCGAAGATGAATACGCCGCGGTTAAAGGATACGACTGATGTATATCCAGAACAGCTATGGACCTACCCTAGAAATATCCAAGCAGACCCACGCCGTGAAGTACCGGCAGGAAGGGGAGGACTTCGAGGAAGCAATGAGCCGCGTGGCTGCTTCCTTGATGGACGACGACGCTCACCGCAGGGAGTTCAAGGATATCCTCCTGAACATGCGCTTTATGCCGGGGGGACGTGTGCAGTCCTGCATGGGTGCAGCCCGCGAGGTCACTCCCTACAACTGCTTCGTCAGCGACACCATTGACGATAGCATGGGTGGCATCATGAAAGCTGCTACCGACGCCGCCCAGACCATGCGTATGGGGGGTGGTATCGGATATGACTTCTCCACGCTGCGCCCTAAGGGGGACCGCATTGTCTCCCTAGGTGCACCATCGAGCGGCCCCGTGTCGTTCATGCAAATCTTCGACGCAGTGTGCAAGACGATCTCCTCCGCTGGTAACAGGCGGGGTGCCCAGATGGGTGTCCTCCGCGTTGACCACCCGGACATCCGGGAGTTCATCCATGCCAAGCAGAACAGCAGCAGCCTGACAGCCTTCAACATCTCAGTCGGTATCACCGATGAGTTCATGAGGGCCGTCCAGTCTGGTGACACCTTCGATCTCAAGTGGGGCGGGCGGGTCTACGATACGGTAAGTGCTACGATGCTCTGGGAAGAGATCATGCGTGGGACATACGACTGGGCTGAACCCGGCGTCCTGTTCCTAGACCGGATCAACGACAGCAACAACCTCCACTACTGTGAATACATAGCAGCTACCAACCCCTGCGCGGAGCAGCCTCTGCCTCCCAACGGAGCATGTCTTCTTGGCTCATTCAATCTAGCCCGATACATCCGCACCGAGCGCACAGCCTCCGGCGGCCCAGTACCTACATTTGACTACATGCAGTTCCGCAAGGATATCCCGCCAGTTGTCCGCGCCATGGATAACATCGTGGACCGGGCCACCTATCCGCTCCCCTCACAGGAGAAGGAGGCAAAGGATAAGCGCCGTATGGGGCTTGGTGTTACTGGTCTGGCTAACGCTGGTGAGGCGGTAGGGTTCCCTTATGGTTCCCCTGAGTTCCTTGAGTTCACCGCTAGTGTCTTGGAGGTTCTCCGGGACACCGCCTACCGTTCTTCGGTATCGCTGGCAATAGAGAAGGGGGCGTTCCCACTCTACACCCCTGAGTATCAGGACAGTGAGTTCGTCTCTACGCTGCCGGAGGATATCCAGCAGGACATCAAAAGCTACGGCATCCGCAACTCACACCTCCTGTCCATCGCACCCACAGGGACGATCTCCCTATGTGCGGACAATGTGTCCAGCGGTATCGAGCCTGTGTTCGCATACTCCACCATGCGTACCATCCAGACTGTGGATGGCCCTATCGTTGTGGAGATCAACGACTATGGCGTCGAACGCTTCGGTGTGTATGGGAGAAGGGCGGATGATATCACAGTGCAGGATCACCTAGGTGTTCTCCTCACATCACAGAAGTACATCGACAGTGCTGTCTCGAAGACGTGCAATGTGGGTGATGATGTGACATGGGACGAGTTCCAGAACGTGTACATCGACGCATGGAAGGGCGGTGCCAAAGGCATCACTACGTTCCGTGCTGCCGGGAAACGCTTCGGCATCCTGAACTCCAATGACGACAAGCCATCGACGGATGGTGAGGCTTGCTTCATTGACCCAGCCACTGGGATCAAAACCTGCGAGTAATCAGTAACGCGTTGAAACTATAGGGGAACCTTAGGGTTCCTCTATTTTTTCTTAATTAAGTTGCACCCTAAGAAGGCGGTCAAATATGAGCGACATCAAACTACCGGCAATTCCAGAGCCGTTGATACGAATACTGGACGAGAAATTCCCTGAAATGTCCCCCAATCCTAAAGACTCAGAGCGAGAGATATGGATGAAGGCGGGCGAACGTAGGCTCGTGCGGTTCCTATTGGACCAGTACAGACGCCAGAACGAAATCATACTGGAGAAATAATATGTGCATGAGCAGCGGCCCTTCGGCCCCCCCGCCCCCGGCTCCCCTCCCGGAACCCGTTAAGCCACCACCGCTCCCTGATCCCGGCCAAGAGGCCGTCAAGGTTGATGAAGGCGTGAAACGTACCGGAGATGACCAGAAGAAACTAGCCAACACTGCGGGCACCCAAGCCCTGCGTGTAGACCTCAACGTCCCTGGTGGCGCTGGCGGTGCTGGACTAAACATTCCACAGTAAGGTGAAGCAACATGCCATCCTCTCATGAAACGGCAGAGGCCCGTTACCAGCAACTAAAGTCTGATCGTGCGCCTTACCTTCGCCGTGCCGAGGATGCCGCGAAGCTGACCCTGCCTATGCTGGTCCCCTCAGAGACCACCACGAAGGTCACCAAAGTCGTCACCCCCTATCAAGGTGTCGGCGCGCGGGGCGTGAACAACCTCGCGTCCAAGCTACTCATGGCTCTCCTTCCCCCCAACGCAGCGTTCTTCCGGCTCCATGTCGATGAGTTCGTGCTGGAGGCTGAAGGCTCAGAAGAGTTCAAGACGGAACTAGAGACAGCCCTCAGTAAAGTTGAGCGGGCTATCATGCAGGAGATCGAAGTCTCCTCCGATCGTGTCGCCATCTTCGAGGCCCTCAAGCACCTCATCGTAAGCGGCAATGCGCTGCTCTATGTGGGTGACAAGGGGGTCCGGGTGTTTCACCTCGGCCGCTACGTCTGCCTCAGGGACCCTATGGGTAACCCTCTGGAACTCGTGACGCACGAACAGGTGTCCCCCGCAGCGTTGGACCCTGAGTTCCTCGCCAAGCTGAAGACCAAGGATGACTACAAGAAGCGCACGAATGGTGAGAAGGTGTTCAACATCTTCACCCACGTCAAGCGTGATGGCGACGAGTGGCATGTCTATCAAGAGTGCCTAGGTGAGAAGATTCCCGGAACGACCGGCAGTCATCCCCTAGAGACCAGCCCTTGGATACCCCTTCGGTTCTCCCGCATTGACGGTGAGGACTATGGGCGTGGCTACGTCGAGGAATACCTCGGTGATCTCAAGTCCCTCGAAGGACTTACCAAAGCTATCGTTGATGGCTCCGCTGCCGCCGCCAAGGTTCTCATCCTTGTGAACCCCAATGGTGTAACCCGTGCTGACACGATCTCTAAGGCACCTAACCTCGCAGTCCGTGAGGGTAATGCCGATGATGTGTCCGTCCTCCAGATGCAGAAAGCAGCCGACTTCCGTACAGCTTATGAAGCAGCCCAGCGTATTGAGCAGCGTCTTGAGTTCGCATTCCTCCTGAACACCGCCATCCAGCGGAACGGGGAACGTGTCACAGCGGAAGAGATCAGGTACATGGCGGGCGAATTGGAAAGCACCCTCGGTGGATTGTACTCCATCCTGTCGCAGGAGTTCCAGTTGAAGTACGTCAACCGCCGCCGTCACATGCTGACACGCGATGGTCGTCTGCCTGAACTACCTAAGGACATCGTGAAGCCGTCCATCGTGACAGGCTTGGAAGCCCTCGGGCGCGGACATGACCGCAATAAGCTGGTGGCCTTCCTAGGCACCCTCGCACAAACCCTCGGACCAGAGGCGCTACAGGCGTTCGTCCATACTGACGAAGCTATTGCACGTCTCGCGGTATCCGATGGCATTGATCCTCTTGGCCTCATTAAGTCCAAAGAGGAAATCCAAGCTGAACAGCAACAGGCGCAACAGCAAGCACAGATGCAGCAGATGATGGCAGTGGCCGGACCTGAGGCAGCGAAGCAAGCTGGTGGAATGTTCCAACGTGGGCAGGAAGCACAAGCCTTAGAAGGAGAAGCACCTGATGGCTCAGAAGCCAATTAAGCAGAAGATCGAAGTAGAAGCACCGGAGGTGGCCGAGGAGGTTGCCCCGGTGGTGGACCTAGGTGACGACGTGGCGATTGCCGTGGTGTCCCCGATGGGCAACGTCATTGGTAAGGCTGAGGAAGTAATCCCACAGCCGGTCACACCCGTTGTTAAATCACGGCGTGAACTCCCGTCCGGCAACGTCATCGAAGAATACTAGGAGACAATATGTCTGAGACAATTATCCAGAGCGGAGTTACTGGTCCTGATGCCCCCGTCGTTGAAGAGGCGCAACAGGATGAATTACTCGCTGGTAAGTTTAAGTCTGCCGAAGACCTTGAGGCGGCTTATAAGGAACTTGAAAGCAAGCTAGGCTCCGCCCCTGAGGAAGCCAAGGACGCCCCCGAAGGCGATGCTCCAACAGTAGACCCCACCGCCCATTTCCCCGCAGCAAAGACGGATGAGATGAAGGCGTATGAGGTTGATACCTATGGCCCCCAGATGGCTAGTGTCTTCGACGCTGCCGGTATGGATGCCAAGTCAGTAAGTGAAGAGTTCCATTCTACAGGGGTGTTTCCTGAGAGCGCCTATGAGGCACTAGAGAAACAGGGTTATTCCCGAACGATGGTGGAGTCGTACCTCGCTGGCACGGCTAGTACAACCGCCGCTAACGAAGCAACCACACAGGCCGAGGTCACTGAGATCAAAGGCCATATTGGTGGCGAAGAAGAGTATGGCAAGATGATGGGTTGGGCTAGTAATAACCTGTCCCAAGAAGAAGCAGATGCTTTCAACGCCGCCGTCTCTAATGGTAAGGCATCAGCCATGTGGGCTGTAGAAGCCCTGCACAACCGCTTCACCAAGCAGATGGGAAGTGAGCCTAACCTCATTGGTGGTAAGGCCGCATCCAGCGTAACGGGAGATAGGTTCAACTCATCCGCTGAATTAACAGCAGCGATGAAAGACCCCCGGTACAAGAAAGACGAAGCGTATCGAAAAGGTGTGGCTGAGAAGCTGCAACGCTCGAACGTCTTCGGTAAGCGATAGCAGCGCAGCGCAGCTAGGGAGGGTAGAAGATGCCCGCACACAAAGAGGCATCTCCCCTCCCATTTTTTTCATTACAGTGCTGACCTTTTTAGGCGGCTGTACGTTCCCATGATTGACCCACAGGAAACCCAAGCCCGATGCGTCGGACACCTTGAGCGTGAAGCGTGAGGAACAAACGAGGGAGCAATCATCAATACCTCTTATAACCCTTTCAAATAAGGATTGCTCTAATGGCTAACGCCACTATTTCAAATCTCGGTGTAGCGGATGCCGCTGCACTCACCAACTGGACCGCCGACAACGCCCTCTTCGAGGAGCAGTTTGCTGGCGAAGTTCTGACCGCGTTCGAGGAGAATGTTGTCTTCGCTGACAAGCACCTCATGCGTACAATCACCTCGGGCAAGAGCGCGAACTTCCCTGCCACTTGGAAAGCCACAGCCCGCTATCACACGGCTGGTACGCCCATCGTTGGTAGCAACCAGATCGAACACAACCAGCGCACGATCAAGATTGATGATCTGCTGATTGCTGACGTATTCATCTACGATCTGGAAGAAGCCAAGAACCACTACGATGTCCGCTCGATCTACTCGAACGAACTCGGCGTTGCTCTGGCGAAAGAAATGGACACGCGCATTGGCCGTGTTCTCGTTCTCGCTGCCCGTGCGTCCGCGACTGTTGCTTCGGGCTACGGCGGCGGCTCGGTCATAACCTCATTGGCGAAGACTGACGGCGAAGTTCTCGCTGGCGCAATCTTCGATGCCAATCAGGTTCTCGATGAGAAAGACGTTCCTGAAGGCGAACGCTATGCAGCGGTCGCTCCGGCTCAGTACTACCTGCTGGCGCAGACCACCAAACTCCTGAACAAGGACTGGGGTGGAAGCGGCGTCTATGCTGACGGCGAAATCTTCAAGGTTGCTGGTACTTCGCTCGTGAAGTCCAACAACATGCCGTCCACGAACGTCGCGGCTGCGACGACTGGTGAGCAGAACACCTACACGGGTGACTTCACGAACACGGCTTCGGTTGTGTGGCGTAAAGAAGCTGCCGGCACGGTGAAGCTGATGGACCTCGCGATGGAAATGTCCGGCCCCGACTTCCACATCATGTACCAAGGCGACATGATGGTTGGTAAGTACTCGGTTGGTCACGGCATCCTGCGTCCTGAGTGCGCCGTTGAAATCAAAACCGCTTAATTGCAGTTCTGATAAACGAATTAAGGGGGACCCTCTCGTGGGGTTCCCCTTTTTTTTGATCCCTAATTTATCCACCCTGAGGTTCTTTGAATGTCCCTAACAAATCTAAGCCCAACGACATCCCTCGAAGCGGTGAACATCCTCCTCGAATCCATTGGCGAGGCACCGATTAACAGCCTGAGTGCTGACAACATCGTTGATGCCTCCATAGCGAAGAGTGTACTGGAAGAAGTATCCAAGGACGTTCAGACCGAGGGATGGCACTTCAATACAGAGATAGCCTACACGCTTGCCTTAGATGGCGACGGGTATGTCACTGTACCATCCAACTGCTTGTCCGTAGACGCGAACCGCACTCACCACCCGTTGGCTGATGTGACGCAGCGTGGCACCCGCCTGTATAACAGGACTGACCACACATTCGTGTTCACGGATGCCGTCTATGTAGACATGATTATCGGACTGGCGTTCGAGGATTTACCCGAGGCAGCGCGTAGATACATCACTACCCGCGCAGCCCGTGTGTTCCAAGACAGACTCGTATCATCCGGCGATCTCCATACCTTCACAGGTCAGGAAGAAGCCCGCGCACGAGCCACCTTAGTCGCCACCCAGACCGACAACGCGGACTCCACCTTCTTCGATAGTGGTGATCCCATCGCCATCTTACTACGGAGGTAACCGACATGGGTTCCAGTGTGATCTCTACATCCATCCCTAACCTGATCAACGGGATAAGCCAGCAGCCAGCCGCACTACGGAACCCCTCACAGGGTGAGGTGCAGATCAACGCATTCCCGTCAGTGGTCGAGGGGCTAACCAAACGCCCGCCCACACAGCACGTCACGAAGGTCCAAACAGGGACCCTAGGTGCGGCCCACATCCATACGATCAACAGAGACACAAATGAGCGGTATCAGGTCGTCATCACTAACGGTGACCTTGCGGTCTACGATCTCGATGGGACGTCCAAGACGGTAAACTTCCCTGATGGTAAGGGATACCTGACAGCGACGGACCCAGTGAATAACTTCAAGGCACTGACGGTGGCTGACTTCACGTTCATCGCTAACAACTCCGTCACAGCAGCTATGGAGACAACCCTCAGTACCTCCCGTGGGAGCGAGGCGCTTGTCTTCGTAAAGGTTGCGAACTACGAGACAGATTACTTCGTGGACATTGATGGATATGAGAAAGCATCATACTCCACAGGTAGCTCAGGTGCCCTCAAGACGACCACCATTGCAGACGACCTAGTGTCTGACCTTACGTCGCAGCTTAACCCTACAGCGTGGGCGATCAGCACGGCTTATGCCGTTGACGCCCTAAGAGAGAATGGAGGTAACGCCTACATCTGCACCACCGCTGGCACCTCTGCTGGCTCTGGTGGCCCCACAGGGACCGGCACGGGTATCTCCGATGGAAGCGCGGTGTGGGACTATCATGGTCCTACCGGGTTCACGGTTGAACAGTCGTCCTCCACGATATGGATTGTGAAAGATGATGCCACCACCTTCGACTGCCAGATACGCGATAGTCGCAGTAACTCGCAGATGCGGGTGGCTACAGATGTCGTCCAGCGGTTCTCTGACCTGCCCACGATTGCCCCTGATGGGTACATCCTAGAGGTCAAAGGTGACAATACGTCCAGCTTCGATAACTACTATGTGAAGTTCGAGACGAACAACGACAACTCCACCTTCGATGAAGGCGTGTGGGTTGAGACTGTTGCTCCCGGAATTGAGTACCAGCTAAACGGTGCCACACTTCCTCACCAACTGGTGAGGGAGCCGGGTGGTGACTTCACGTTCCAAGAAGTTACATGGGGAGACCGCACAGTAGGGGACCTTAATAGTTCCCCGAACCCATCCTTCATAGGTAACACAATCAACGACGTGTTCTTCGAGGATAACCGCCTGTCGTTCCTGTCGGATGATAATGTTATCCAATCGAGGGCCGGTGAGTTCTTCACCTTCTTCGTGTCCACCGTGACAACCGTGGTGGAGAGTGATGTGATCGATACCGCAGCTTCCCACACGAAGGTGTCCATACTGAACCACGCGGTTCCGTTCAATGAGCAGGTCCTCCTATTCTCGGACCAGACGCAGTTCTCCCTTGAGAAGAACGATAGCACTGGGCTGAAAGAGGTGAAGGTTCTGACAGAGTTCGAGAGTGCCTCAGGCGTCAGGCCGGTAGGTGCTGGACGAACCGTCTACTTCGTCACAGACAAGGGCAGCTATTCAGGTGTCCGAGAGTACTTCAGCATGGGTGATGGGGCTGATAATGATGCAGCCGACATCACTGCCCACGTTCCTAAGTACCTCCCGTCGGGTGTGTTCAAGTTGGCCGTAGCCACGAACGAAGACATTCTTGTGGCCCTGTCATCGACCTACCCGAATCGGGTCTTCGTCTACAAGTACTACTGGACAGGGAATGAGAAGCTCCAGTCAGCATGGAACTATTTTGAGTTCTCGGATAATGCTGTAATCCTGAACGTGGACTTCATTGGCACTGATGCCTACTTCCTCGTGCAGTACGCTGACGCAGTGTATCTAGAGAAGATGGGCGTTGAGCCGGGACGTGTTGACCCTTACGGGGACCTCGAGTTCCTGCTCGATCGCAAGGTCTCGAATGCTAACGCCGATGTGTCTGTTGTATACGACGCCGGGACCAACACCACCACATGGACACTTCAGTATTCCTCGGATGGAGACATGGTGGCTGTTGTGCGCCCCTATACGTCCCCTGAGACAACCACCTTACCTGTCGGGACGAAACTCCAGACAGGAGGAACAGGCGTCTCAGTGACCGCCACTGGCGATTACTCGACCACCCCGGTGTGGTTAGGGCAGACGTATAATATGACCTACAGGTTCTCCTCACCAACCCTCAAGGAAAACTCCGGGGATGGTAAGGCAGTGGTATCCGCTGGTCGCCTCCAGATTAAGTTCTGGGAGTTACAGTATGACACCTCAGGGTACTTCACGGCTGAGTGTACACCCACAGGACGTAGCACACAGACCTACAAGTACACAGGGAACATCCTCGGAGCCACCAGTGCAGTCATAGGTGAAGCCACCCTAGGCAGCGGTGTGTTCAGGTTCCCAGTCATGTCTAAGTCAGACAGGTTCGTCCTCGAACTGAAGAACGACTCCTTCCTCCCTTGCCGGTTCGTATCAGCAGGTTGGGAAGGCATGTATTCAAGACGCAGCAGGAGGGTTTAACACCTTGCCACATTACCGTCCCTCGATACCGGGGGATGCCGAATACCTAGCACCCCGACTTCGGGACGCTGACTTGAGTGAGATAAGGGCTGCTTCGGGTAACGACCCGTTGCAGTCCCTCCTCACCAGCATCCACATGGGAACCAGTACGTTCACCATGATAGACCCGGATGATGGTCAGCCGGTAGGTATCTTTGGTTTGACGGAGACGGACGAACCATTCGCGGCATCCGTTTGGGCTATGGCCACGCCACAGCTACTGAAACATCCGAAGCTATTCATGCGAGAGAGCCGTGCATGGGTAGAAAGTGTGAACGATATCTACCCGGTTCTTTTCAATTACGTCGATGAGCGCAACGTAGTCCACATCAAGTGGCTCCAAGCGATGGGCTTCGTCTTCATCCATAGGCATCTTCACTTCGGCGTGGAGCGCCGAACATTCATAGAATTTGTGAGGATTAGAGATGTGTGAACCAGTATCAACAACCACAATGATATACGCCTCCCTAGCAATGAGCGCCGCGTCGGCCGGCATGTCCTATATGCAGCAGTCACAGCAAGCCTCTGACCAAGCGGACTACCAGAACCGTCAGGCAGCCGCGCAGGAATCCTACCGGCAGGAGAACGCCCGTAGAGCCAATAGCGCATACATCGAAGAAGCAGCCGGTGTGCAGCAGCAGCTTGTTGAGAAAGAGATTGCCTCAGGGCAGGAGATCGAGGACCTACAGGAGGAACGTCTCCGCGAACAGGGGGCCTTAATGGCTAACAGTGAAGCTGCTGGCCTCTCAATGGAACTCCTTACCGCTGACTTCCACCGTCAGGAAGCAGGGTATCGTGACCGTGCGTCCCTCCAGATGGAACTTGATAGCAAGCAAGCGCAGCAGACCATCAAAGGTTTCCGTGCCAAGGCTGAAGATCGCGGTAATAGCGTCCGGCCTTATATCCCAGAGCCTGTATCTCAGCCGTCCCTCGCGGGCGCAGGGCTACAGTTTGCCGGTGGTGCCGTCAGTGCATACGGGAAGTATGGCACGAAGAAGAAGCCGTAACACAGCACCATAGGAGAGCCTCATGGCCCGTCTACCTACTAAAACGATTACCCCAGTCGCCCGCCCGGTGGACACCTATGCGCGTCCCGAGGCCCCTTATGTGACTAAGCCGGATTCATCGAAGGCTGACGCCCTCGGTGGTATCGCGGACGCCCTCAAGGCCTTCAACCCGAAGCTGGATGCATTCTTCCAGCAGGAGCAGAAGGACTACATCGCGGAGCGTGATGCCTACGGCTTTGGCCTGAATAAGAACCGCGAGACGTGGAACACCATGCTCGACCGGGTTAAGAAGACAGACCCGGATAAGTACGAGGAACTGGCTGCATCGAACCCGCATGTTAAGCGTGGGTTTGAACGCGCCCACCTCCAAGGGGCTACGATGAACCACTCCGCTGCCCTCCAGACAGCCCTGATGAACAACCCTCAGGTCGCTGACTCAAAGGGCGTGATGCGGAACATCTTCGATCACGAGGACCCTACTGTCGTAAGCAACTGGGCCAATGAGTTTACCCAGAAGTGGATGCAGGACAACGGAGTCAATGACGCTGATCAGATTATGGTTCAGGACCACTTCGTACCTCAGGCCATGCAATCACAGCAGCAGATTGTTTCCTCAGAACTCCGCACCCGCAAGCAGCAGTATCTCGATAGTCTTGAGAACACTGTCGGGCAGATGACCTCTCAGGTTACTACAGCGTCAGTGGCTACCGATGACTGGCGCAATGACCCCTCGGGTGCAGCACAACGTCTCGCCGCACAGACACAGGTAGCCGTGGATAACGCATCGAGCAATGGCTTCCGTGACTTCAACAAGTTGAACGATCAGGTAGCTAACTCGATCATTGCGATTGCAGAGGACACTTCTAACCCTTCAATCCTGCGGGCACTAAACCATGTGAAGGCTGGCACAGGATCGCTGGCTGATATTGGTAAGTACGCGGCGAAGATCGAGGCGGCTAAGACCAACATCATGAGGTCCGAGCAGTCCAAGCTAACCTTCCAGCAAGGTCAGGACCGCTACAACTACTGGAACACGGTGACGAAACCGTGGGCCGCAGAACAGCAGGGGCACACCCGCGAAGAGTGGGAAAAGTCGAAGTTCGAGTATGGGCGGAAGAACTCAGTCAGGCAGCACGAAGATGTGCTGGCTACATCCATCCTAGCTAACCCGACTAAGAACTGGCAGAACGATTCTGACTTCAAGTCACTGGCGAAGCTAGACCCCGGTGCTGCGGCGCGGATGTCGAGCCTCCAGAACGCCATCATTAAGGGCAACGAGGCGTCCTCGGATAACCCCGACGCCCTGTCGATACTGGTCCGAGATATTAACACCCAAGGTAAAGGCTTTGATAGCCGCCGCCTGACCTCTGCATTCAACAAGGGGCAGATCACTTCGCAGACATTGATGGGCCTCTGGGATGACCAGAGACGTATCGCTGAGTCCAAGAGTGATCCGTACTTCCAAGACAAACGCTTCGAGGCTATCGTCAAAGGTCTCCGCAAGGGGATCGCAGGTAGCGAAGAAGGTGAGTACGGGGCCAGTGGCCTCGATGCTGAACTTGGTGTCTCTGAACTCTACGACCTAGCGTGGCAGTGGCGTAAGGACCCAGAGAACAGCAGCAGGGGTATGCATGATTTCCTGATGGACATGCGTGAAAAGGCCAAGTCAATGGCATCCTTCTACAACCCAGACCTTCCTGAGGCGTCCCAGCGTGTACGGGAGGATCGTGAAGGTAAACCTACTCCTCCTCAAGCCGCCATTAACGCGCTCAAAGCCAACCCGGCGCAGTACATGGAGTTCGATAAGAAATTCGGAGCCGGTGCTGCCGCAAAGGCTTTCGCTACTCAATAGTAAGGAAAACAAATGGCTAACTTCTTTGACCAGTTTGACGAGGGCGCTGCACCAGCAGCAGCCCCCGTGGTAGCCCCAGAGGCTGCGCCTGTTGCGACGGGTGCCGAGACAGAAGTACCTCCTATCGTGGAGGCACCTAGTGTCTCTGTGAATCAAGTTGAACATGATGGCTCCCCGGCGGATGTCACCGTAAACATCGGCCCCGAGATCATGAACAACCCGGAAGCACGGGCCATGATCGAGGGCCTACAGCAGCAGTGGGGCGGTGGCGCACCTATCTTCGCCCCCGGTGACGAACGTGAAAGCACATGGAACACCTATCAAGAACAGCTTCACGCTTCTGCACAGCCCCGGAAGGATGAAGGCAAGCGCCTGATCCCCGGACAGTTCCAGAATGCTATCGCTGCCGGTGCCATGGATATTGCACAGGGAACCATAGACTTCGCTGGTGATGTCCTCCAGCCTATCCTCCCGGATCAGGCACGGGGATTCCACACGCTTGCGGGTATGTTCCCTAAGGTGAAAGTTGATGGAACCGTGGGCGAAGTAACCCGCACTGTGACCAAGTACGTCGGTGCCGCTATCGGCGCTGGTAAGATCAAGATGGTTCAGCAGGGTCTCGGCGCTATAGGTACAGGTGCCGCCGCAGACTTCGTCGTCACTAACAAGGATGACGGCACGCTGACAGGGGTGACTGCACAGGGGTTGATCGAAGCCTATCCTGCCCTCGAAGGTCCCATCCTTGAGTACTTGGCTTCGGATGATAAGACAGAGAATGAGACCCGGTTCCTCGCTGCTCTCGAAGGCGCGGCACTGGTTAAGACCGCTGGGCTTATCTTCAAGGCTGTTAAGAAAATCCGTGGTGCAAAGGCAGGGGGTGAAGTCACCACCGCTGAACTCGAAGTTGCTGTCAAGGAAGCTGCCGAGGAAGCTGATGCACTTGCACCCGCTATAGATGACGTAGTACCTCCCGCAGGTGCCGCTGATGAAGCAGCCTCGGTTGCCCCTAAGGCTCCTGAGGTTCGCCCCGTGCAACTCGATGCGGCCTCCCAGCAGACCTACCTGAAGAACCTCAAAGAAGCCTACAAGGGCGGGGACTTTGGTGTGGATCTTCCGTCTATGCCTGAGGGAGTCCTTAACTGGTCCAAGATGGATAGCCCGGAAGCAGCGCAGGGCGCATGGGAAACCCTAACTTCAACGATCAAGGGTTCCCTCGATGATGTCACAGGGGGCGTACAGTCGTTCGAGCAGACGCAAGCACTAGCGACCAAGCTGGCTGATGATATTGGTGCCAAGGGCGTTGATGAAATCCTAGCACCGCTGGGACAGTTTGCTGACGACGCTAAAACGATGACAGCCCGGTTGATTGCTGCGAAGCAGATGAGCCAGTCCATCGCCCGTGATATCTACCAACTGTCTGTTAAAGTGGACAACGGTGTAGCGTCCTCGGCTGATGAAGCAGCTTTGGTACGCAACATCGACCTCCTCACAGAGTTCACCCGGATGGTCAAAGGGGCACAGACTTCTGCCGCCCGTATGACATCCGCTGGTCGCATCAGGACTTTCGATGCGTTCGATCCCGCCGCTATTGATGATATCGTTCAAGGAGCCGGTGGTCGCGCACCTATAGGCGTACTGGCACGGCGCATCCGCGCTGGTGGTGGTGCTACCCGTAGCGTCCACAAGTCGGTCAGCAAGACCTTCGTTGGTAAGGCCATCGACGTACACAATGAGTTCTTCATCTCAGGCATCCTGTCTGGCGTGAAAACCCATGTGGTCAATATGTCCTCGAACTTGGCTAACGTCTTCCTACGCCCCGGTCAGAAGATCGTCGGTGGTGCCCTAACGGGCCAGAAGGAAGTGATGATGGAGGGTTTCTCCCAGTACAACGGGATGCGTATGGCCCTGTTCGACTCATTGGAGTTGGCCGGTAAATCATGGCGAATCGAAACCAACATCCTCGATCAGGCTCACCAGACTATGGATGGCATGTCTTATGCTATATCTAAAGGTGACGGGAAGTTATCTGGCGCTAAGTGGGCCAAGGTGATGGAAGGTGATCTCGATGCTTCATTCGATCTGGCTATCAACGCCTTCGGTAAGTTTGTCCGTATGCCCTCCCGGTTCCTGCTGGCTGAGGATGAGTTCTTCAAGCAGCTACAGTACCGTGGACATGTCTATGCACAGGCCCACCGTCGGGCGTTGGGTAAGGGATTAGAGCCTAAGTCGGCAGCGTACCTCGATGAAGTGGAAACCTACTTCAGCAAGCAGTTCGCTGAGAAAGGCGCTGGGACCAATACTCCAGCCCTCCGGTTTGCACAGGAAGCAACCTTCACCAACGACTTGAAGGCGAACACATGGACGGGTGGTCCGTCGATCTCGGAAACCATGCACAAGGCTGCTATCAAGCATCCTCTCCTCAGGGGCACCATAGCCCCCTTCATCCGCACCCCGGCTAACCTCATGCGTAACGTGTGGGACATGTCAGGTCCGATGGCGATGACCCGGAAGCAGTTCTGGGATGACATCGCAGCGGGTGGTGAGAAACGCGCCATGGCTGTCGGTAAGGCATCCACTGGTGGCGTTATGTTCGCATCAGCCACGATGTTGGCCGCAGAAGGTCACATCACAGGTGGCGGTCCCTCGGACCCACAGGCCCGTAAGGAATGGATGGCGGCGGGTAACCGTCCGTACACCATGACCGTTGCTGGGGAAACCTTCAGCTACCACCGTATGGACCCCTTTGCGTCCATCCTCGGTATGGCTGCGGACTACTGGGAGATCACCGATAAGATTTCCGATGAGGAGCGTGACCAGCTTGCAGCTAACATGAGCATTGGACTAGGCGAGATGCTGTGGTCCCGTGCTGGTGCTGGTGGCACTGCGTTCGTGTCTAACATTGCTGGCAAGTCGTACCTCACAGGTCTGACCGAGGTGATGGGCTTGATAGCCCGTGGGCAGATGAACAAAGAGAAGATGGTTGAGATGTCGTTGAACCGCCGTGTTGGCGCTTACGTTCCTGCGTACTTGCAGATGTATACAGGAGACAACGAGGTCAAAGAGATCAGGAGTGCACTGGACGCTGTTAAGGCTCGTATCCCCGGATACAGCACAGACGTTGAAGCCAAGAGGGATTACCTCGGGCAGAAGATGTTCAAGGACGGTAGCCAAACGTGGACCCAGATGAACCCATTCGCCGCAGCAGAGAAGACGGACAACGTAGTGCGTAATGAAGTGGCCCGGTTGGGTGAACTTCGTCAGCAGGGGTTGTTCACTGACCTACCGGAGAAGCAGGGTAACATCGACCTCACTGAGTATGAGAATGAGAAAGGGCAGTCTGCCTATGATCGCCTGAATGAACTCGTTGGGACCATCACGAACGGTCGAGGGGAAACCCTTGAGCAGCGTCTGGAACGGGAGATAACCTCTCACCGTTACAAGCAACGCCCTGACCCCAATGCTGCCTTCTCAGAGAATAAGAAGGTGGAGAAACTCCAAGACATCCGCCGCTCGTTCATTGATAGAGCGGAGCGGAAGTTGCTCAAGGAGCCGGGGTTCCGTGATCTTGCTGCATCTCTCAAACTCGATGATCGAAACGCCAAGCGGCAGTCCCGTAAAGGCCTCGACGCAATCTTAAACAAGTAAACCTGTGACCCTTCCTGTGCAGTAGTGCATAGGAGGGGTCAATCGGAGAGGACCGAATGGCATACTCATATGAAATTAAGGTAGGAACCGGAGCAACTGACACATTCACGTTCAGCTTCCCCTACCTAGAAAGCAGTCACCTCAGTGTGACCGTTGATGGTGTGTCCGAAGCATTCACGATGCCGACGACTTCATCCGTGCAGATCACCTCAGGTAACCCTGCGGTATCCGCCTCTATTAAAATCAAACGTACCACCCCGGTGACAACTGCGGTGGTGGACTTCGTGGACGGCAGTGTCCTCGGAGAGACTGATCTCGATAACGTGGTCACACAGCTACTGTACGTCACACAGGAAGCCTTCGACGACTCGGCTGACGCAATGCAGCTTGATACAGCTACGAGCCTGACGTGGGACGCGGAGACGAAGAAGATCGTCAATGTCGTTAATCCCACCTTGGATCAGGATGCAGCTACCAAGAAGTATGTGGATGACGCTGATGCAGCTACCGTCGCCGCATCCGCAGCCAATGCTGTATCCACAGCCGCGGATGTGGTTACCACGAATGCCAATGTCGCCCTGACGAACGCTGATGTGGTCACTGTCGCAGCCTATGTCGATTCCTTCGATGACCGCTACCTTGGCTCCAAGGCTTCGGACCCGGCGTTGGACAACGATGGTAACGCCCTCCTTGATGGTGCGCTCTACTTCAATACCACCGCGAACAACATGCGGGTATATGATCTGGGGACCACCTCGTGGATCGTCATCTCTAACGGTGATGTCGTCGCAGCTAACAATGGCACCGAGTTCACAGAGGCCACCTTCAAGGCCAACCTGAACATGGAAGCCGGTGTGGACTACGAGGCATACGATCCCGACACCACGAAGAATGACGTAGTGAATACCTTCTCTGTCGCTCAGAGGGGGTCCGTAACGGCCCTCACAAGCGGCACCACGGTCACCCCTGTGTGGGCAGACAATAACTACTTCTCTCTGACGCTGGCGCACAACGCCACCCTAGCCAACGGTACGACGCCTGTGGCGGGGCAATCAGGCTCCATCTTCATCACGCAGGATGGAACAGGTAGTCGCACCCTGTCTTACGGCACCTACTGGAAGTTCGCCGGAGGTACTGCCCCCACTCTCAGCACTGATGCGGGTACGGTGGATCGTCTGGATTACGTCTGGAAGTCAACAACTGAATGTCACGCCGTGGTCTCACTGGCGGTGGCCTAAGGAATAACCGGGGGATGGCCCCTCGCTGTCCCCCCTCTTTCTTCAAGGATATTCAATATGCCTTTATTCGATGCTCCCCGTATTGGGGCCGCCGGCGCTGATGGTGCTCACCCCATCGAGCAGTCGATCCGGTTTAATGACGACGACTCGGCGTATCTGACTCGCACACCATCCAGTGATGGAAACCGTAAAACGTGGACGTTAAGCTGGTGGGTTAAACGTGCCAATCTTGGTTCTAGAATGCAGATGTTTTCCATCACCGCTTCTGGTGGAACACAGGGCTTTATTGAGTTTGATATTGGTGACGGTCCTTCTACAGATCAGCTTATTCTAAATAGTGAAACAACCGGAACAACTGCTCTTAACTGGGAATTAGAGTGGAAGTTCCGCGACCCCGCCGCTTGGTATCATTTTGTAATGGTTTATGACACTACTCAGGCAACCACGAATGATCGTGTAAAAGTATATATTAACGGCGAACAAGCCGTTGACGGGTGGGACAGAAACACAACGCCAGCACAAAATCAAGAACAGGCTTTTAATTCTACCAATGCCATGAACATTGGTAAGCCACACGCAGCAATATCTGCTTATTTTGACGGCTACATGGCCGAAATACATTTCATCGACGGCACTGCATTAGACGCAACCAGCTTTGGTGAAACCAACAGCGATGGCGTGTGGATTCCGAAGAAATACAGCGGCGATACCGGAACCAACGGCTTCTATATCACAGGCGAGACAGCCGGTGATCTGGGTGAAGACTTCTCAGGCAACTCCAATGATTTCACCAGCAGCGGACTAGCCACCACAGATCAGATGCTGGATACGCCGACTGATAATTTTGCAGTTCTTAACTATATTCAACAAAATGCGACCGGATTGTCAGACGGCAATCTTCAATTCACCACCAATGGCAGCGGCACACATAAACTCATGTCCAGCACAATTGCTGTGAGTAGCGGCAAGTGGTACGCTGAAGCAGCTTGCAATGCCACTCTAGACAGTAATGCCCGCATCGGAATTATTCCCGATGATAATGTAAACTTCACCGGGTCTGATGCTCATGTGGGTGATGATGCGAACAGCTTTGCTTACGTTGATAACGGGCAGAAAGAAAGTAACAACACGCAAAGTGCCTACGGCGCATCATACGCAAATGGAGACGTGATTGGTATTGCACTAAACCTTAATGACGATGAGATAACTTTTTACAAAAATGGAGTGTCACAAGGTGCAATCAGCATAACAGCCAGCACCGAATACAGGTTCGCTGCGAGTCAATATAACTCTGGTGGGATGCTGTTTAATTTCGGGCAGTCGGCCTTCACCTACACACCGCCCACCGGATTCAACGTACTATCCACCGCCGACCTCCCCGACCCAACCATTGCTGATCCGTCGGCGCATTTTCAGACGACAGTATACACAGGCAATGGAACAGCTATTGGCTCTGGTGGTCTTGAAGTAAACCAATCTGAGAATAGCACCTTCCAGCCTGATTTTGTTTGGATCAAAAACAGAACAACTGGTGGTAACGAACATGATCTTTACGATGCTGTAAGAGGTGCTACAAAAGTTATTTTCTCATCTTCTACTGGAGCAGAGGCAACCGTTTCAGAGGGTCTAGCCAGTTTTGACACAGATGGGTTTACTGTCGGAAATAGAGGCGAAGTAAATACCAGCGGCGACTCTACGGCTGC